TTGAACTGTCTCAAGTGCTTGAGGTCCCACTACAGGTCCCGCTACAGGTCCCGCTACAGGTCCCGCTACAGGTTCAGCTACAGGTCCCGCTACAGGTCCCGCTACAGGTCCCGCTACAGGTTCAGCTACAGGTCCCGCTACAGGTCCCGCTACAGGTCCCACTACAGGTCTTGCTATAGGTCCCGCTACGGGTTCAGCTACGGGTTCAGCTACGGGTTCAGCTACGGGTTCAGCTACGGGTTCAGCTACAGCTACGGGTTCATCTTCAGGTTCCGATTCAGCTTCAGGTTCCGATTCAGCTTCAGGTTCCGATTCAGCTTCAGCTTCCGATTCAGCTTCAGGTTCCGATTCAGGTTCAGCTTCAGGTTCAGCTTCAGCTTCAGGTTCAGCTTCAGGTTCAGCTTCAGCTTCGGGTTCCGATTCAGCTTCAGGTTCCGATTCAGCTTCCGATTCAGCTTCAGGTTCAGCTTCAGCTACGGGCTCATCTACGGGTTCATCTACGGGTTCCGATTCAGCTTCAGGTTCCGATTCAGCTTCAGGTTCAGCTTCAGGTTCAGCTTCAGGTTCCGATTCAGCTTCGGGTTCCGATTCAGGTTCAGCTTCAGCTACGGGCTCATCTACGGGTTCATCTACGGGTTCCGATTCAGCTTCAGCTTCGGGTTCAGCTTCAGGTTCAGCTTCAGGTTCTGATTCAGCTTCAGCTACGGGTTCAGCTACGGGTTCAGCTTCAGCTTCAGCTTCAGGTTCCGATTCAGCTACGGGGTCAGCTTCAGGTTCAGCTACGGGCTCATCTTCAGGTTCAGCTTCAGGTTCATCTACGGATTCATCTACGGGTTCATCTACGGGTTCATCTACGGGTTCATCTATGGGTTCATCTACAGATTTGGCATTAGATTCATCTACGGGTTCATCACCTTGGTCAGCTTCAGGGTCTTTCATAAATTGGTTAATATCTTTCTTCACTTCTTCTAGTTGATGAAATACCTGTTGTTGTTGTTCTTGAACATGTCTTGCTTCATATTCGCTAGTTTTATTTTCTTGAAGAATTTTTTCAAGGTATTGGAGAATAAAGAGTAAATGACGTTCATGTTCTTGTTTTTGTGCCTTCATAAATGTGAAGTATTTGGCATATTCATCTACGACCGACTTCATATCTTCATTGGTATCTTTCATGGATTCAACACGAATTAAATTGTGGTATAATTCTTGTTTGTTCTTTACAATTTCGTCATGCACTGATTTTCGGAGTTCTTCTTCTTCTACTACATCCATATAGTAAAACATAATAAAAATAATTCTATATTATTTATATATGGAGAAGTATACTATGTTTCCAATTTCCAATATGAAGATGTGGGACATGTACAAGAAGCAAATTGACTGCTTTTGGCGTGTAGAAGAAGTAGATTTATCAAAAGACATGCAGTCATGGGACAAATTGGATACACAGGAACGGCATTTCTTATCCATGATTCTTGCGTTCTTTGCTGCAAGTGATGGTATTGTATTGGAAAATCTAGCAGTGCGCTTTATGAAAGATACAGAATTATCGGAAGCTAGAGCCTTTTATGCTTTTCAAATTGCTATGGAAACAATACATTCAGAAATGTATAGTCTATTGATTGAAAAATACATTAGCAACGTAGAGGATAAACATAAACTATTTCACGCCGTGGATACCTTTCCATGTATTAAGAAAAAAGCCGACTGGGCATTGCGATGGATTTCAGACGAGTGTTCTTATCCTACACGTTTAGTTGCCTTTGCCTGTGTAGAAGGTATATTTTTTTCAGGAGCATTCTGTAGTATTTACTGGATTAAAACACGTGGGCTTTTGCCCGGACTTACCTTTAGCAATGAACTCATTAGTCGGGATGAAGCATTGCATACGGAGTTTGCCGTATTGATGTATAGTACACTGACTAAGTTATCCGTAGAGGTGGTTCATCGCATCATTCAAGAAGCGGTAGACATTGAAAAAGAGTTTATTACGGAGGCTCTGCCTTGTCGTCTAATTGGTATGAACTCAAAATCAATGAGTCAGTATATTGAGTTTGTGGCGGACCGTTTATTGCTTCAGTTAGGGTATTCAAAGCTATATCATGCACAGAATCCATTTCATTTTATGGAAATGATTTCGGTTGAAGGCAAAACAAACTTCTTTGAAAAACGTGTAGGGGAATATGCCTTGTCCAATAAAACCGTGGAAAAGGATTTATTTTCATCTGATTTTTAATTGCAAACCTGTTTATATTCGTAGGATTTAAGGATAGATAGTTCTTCTTGACTTAAGACAGAATGTTTAGGGGATTGTTCATAGGTATAAATCGGTGTTGAAGAAATGACTAAAGGCAGACCGCGATTGCATACTATTTTACATACAACATAGTCACTATGTGTCCATACTGTATTTTCAGGAAATCCCTTGATATCCATCCAGCTTGTTTTATCTAAAAGCATACAGTCTCCTGATTTATAGGCAATGTTTTGGACAGTCCATTGTGTTTTGTCCAGTAAAAAGGGATTTAAACACTTCTGTTGGTTATACAGTTGGGGCGAATATGTCCATTCTTGTGGAACTGGGATTTCATAGACGATAAACCTATAGAAATGTTTAGGGAGTAAATGGGGAATAAACTCAAAATCATGAAAAAGAATGTCTGCGTTTGTAACACAAATAAAGGGATAGACGGCTTCTTGAATCCCCTTGTTTTTAGCAAATGCTTCAATCATAGGATATCCAAATGGATTTGGATACGTTGCCGTATAGAGAATGATTTTTAGATGATAGTGCTGTTGTTCTTCCCTTGTGAATATGTCAGAAATATACACTTGGTTTAAGGAACACTGGTCTTCAACCACAATCACTTCATAGGTATAAGGACATTGTAGTAAGTTTTCAAGATACATTCTTAATCGGTGTACGTAATCTTCATATCCCTTTCCAATTTTAATAGAAGTAACAAAACTAATCATATAACTACATAATTAATTTTCTTTAAGTATAGTATATGCGAAGAACGCGTCGTAATCGAAAATCGCAAATGCGTACAAAACGCGGAGGAATGTGGCCGTTCTCATCCTCCGCAGCAGTAGAACCAGAAATAGACCCAGCAACAGGACTGCCAAAACCAAGAGGAATACTGGATAGGGTTGGTAGTATGTTTAGCAGTTCTACACCTGCACCACAAAATGCTCCTTTACCTTCAGAGGTGCTCAGTCAACCAACGGCTGGTGGAGGTAGACGCAGACGTAGACGGTCGCGTAGACGGCGTTAATATATTAAACTATAGTATGAAAGGTGGACGATGTTCTAGTGGATGTATGAATTTTATTATTGTAGGACATGGATGTTATGAAAAAGGTAAACATCTTTTACCTAAGGAAGTTCAGTTAGATTATTATACACTAGAAAATTATCGTCTTACCTTAAAAACACAACATCAACATGTTATTCCAAATGAATATTGTGCTAAACGAATGACTAAATATTATGAGCCTGTGGACTATACAGAAGGAGGTCATATGTACAAAGAAATGAAAATATGGTCAGATAAGAAAACTCCTGCGTATTTAGCTATTTGTAAAGGAGATAAAATGAATATTCTTTCAACCATTCAAGAAAATAAATTATCTGTTATCATTCGGTGGTTACATCAAATGTATAAAGAAAAAATACATATTGCCTTGTTGACATGTAGACCCGATTGTACTTCAGGAAGTGACCTGTCTATTTTTCAACATCGTGCCGTCTCATATCAAGGTCCTGATGTTGCCCGCTATAAGAAAGATAGTATTGAACGTCCAAAGGCTTACTTTCAAACATTAACAGAGAAAGAAATCAAAGAATTACGTGAGGATCATAAGAAATATAGTCCACAACAAGATTTATCTGGATATTATAATTAAACTTTTATCCATGTAGATGGAAACAAGTCTGCCGTAGATAAAGGTTGTCCTTGACCAAACCACATGGATGGATAACAAATGATTTTATCTGGATTTTGATTTAAATATCCACCCCACCAACTAAATGTGCTATTTGCAATTATATTGTGGTTCGAACAACTCATCAATAATAATTGTTCCCAATCTTTCATTTCATCACTTGCTTTATGAAATGATAGCTCAGGAAAATGTTTTTTAATCTTATAAAGTCGTTGGCGTACAGCACGATTGTCCTTTTCCTCACAAAAATAAATAATGTCCCAATTATTGCGACGAGTTCGGGTCATGATTTCTTGAATTGCATTGATATAATAGGTATCTTTCAATAAAGGATGATGCAATTGAATGTCCATGTAATCGCCAATCCTAAAATGTAAAGAAATGCTTTCAGGTAAGGTAAGATATTTCGTTTTAATCATTTCTTGTTCCATTTTAAAGTTTAATTTTTTATAAATTGCTTCACTATGGTGTTGAAAATATTTATAAGATTGAAAATATCCAAATAAAATAACTTGGTCCTTTTTAGGAAGAGCCTTATAATGGAATCCCTCTTCGGATAATCTAGGCAAAGAGCCAGGTTTTAACTGAGGATCAATTCCTTCTTTAAGCCGTTTAAAAATAGAATCCCAATAAGGAGGACGAAGATGTGCATCCCACTTGAATTCAGGAATCACTAATTTAACTTTATGGTCCATGGCATAGGCAATGGCTGTATAGATTTGAAACAATTGATTTCCAAGTCCTGCTTGTAAAAATACAGAAATCATATATTCAACCCATGTATAAAAATTATAGTGTTTTACCTTATAGAATGCGAATTGGAATCATCACTGCCCCGTCTATACATCGTGGTTCTAACCTCAAAAAAGAATATATAGAATGGATTCAACAAGGGGCAATTCCTGTTGTAGTGCCCTATGATTTACCTCGGGCTACTTTAAAAACGTATCTTGACCATCTTAATGGACTCCTATGGGTTGGTGGAAGCATTGAAAATGAAAAAACACATTCTCAAGAACAATATGTTACTTTATCAGGTACCTATGAATATTGTTATGAGTATGCTAAAGAACAATGTGACCAAGGAAATCCCTATCCAATATGGGGGACATGTCTAGGATATTATTATTTAGTTTTATTAACTACCTACCGTCTAAAAGACCATTACTTTACACATGTGCAAAAATCCCACAAAATAGGAGAAGGACCTTTAGTATGGATAGGACAATCTAGAATGCGTAATGCCCTACAAAAACTAAAGTTGCATGGAAATGTAGTTACCCATTTTCATGAATTAGGATTTCATACTTTATCTAAAGATTTATCTAAGGAAATACGAATCGTTGCAACCGATAAGGATGATAATGGAGAATCCTTTATTACAGCCATTGAATATAAAGACTACCCATTTTATGGAAGCCAATTTCATCCAGAGCAGCCTAAACATGAATTATCAAGGAAAGTGTCCACCTGTTTACTTCAATTATTCATATCTGAATGTAAAAAGAATAAAAACCACTGGATTCGCGGTCTAAAAAACTATAACAAAGCCATTTATATATATTAAATTGCATTTAAATTGTTTTTCAAAATATTTTTTTCTATAGCAATTGTATAACATGGGTGGTGGATTGATGCAGTTAGTTGCTTATGGCGCACAAGACGTATATCTTACTGGTAATCCTCAGATTACTTTCTGGAAAGTAACCTACCGTCGCTACACCAACTTTGCTATGGAGTCCATTGAACAGACATTCAACGGTCAAGCCGACTTTGGACGTCGTGTAACCTGCACCATCTCGCGCAATGGCGACCTTGCTTACACCACGACTCTTCAAGTAACTTTACCTGAAATTAATCAGTCCATGGCTAACACGTCGTCGCAGTCATTTAACAGCGGTACAAAGCCCGCCCCTTCTGCCAACAATGGTGTCTACGCCCGCTGGCTCGACTTCCCTGGTGAGCAACTTATCTCGCAGGTTGAGGTAGAAATTGGTGGTCAGCGCATTGACCGCCAGTATGGTGACTGGATGCACATCTGGAATCAGCTCACCATGACGGCAACCCAGCAGAGTGGTTACTACAGCATGGTTGGACAGACCACCCAGCTCACCTACATCACTGACCCCTCGTTCTCTGCCGTAGATGGTCCTTGCCAGTCCAATGCTCCTCGGCAAATTTGCGCTCCTCGTAATGCTCTTCCTGAGACGACTCTTTACATCCCTCTCCAGTTCTGGTTCTGCAAGAACCCTGGTCTTGCTCTTCCATTGATTGCTCTTCAGTACCACGAAGTACGCATCAACATCGATCTTCGCCCGATTGATGAGTGTCTTTGGGCAGTCAGTGACCTCAACTGTTACTCCAGTGCTTCAGGCGGCAGCACCGGTCTCAAGGTAAGCACCGCCTACAACCAGTCGCTTGTAGCTGCATCGCTCTATGTAGACTACATCTTCTTGGACACAGATGAGCGTCGGCGTATGGCGCAAAACCCTCATGAGTACCTCATTGAACAGCTTCAGTTCACTGGTGATGAGTCGGTCGGTTCGTCTTCCAATAAAATCAAGTTGAACTTTAACCACCCTGTCAAGGAACTTATTTGGGTAGTTCAGCCAGATGCCAATGTAGATTACTGTGCTTCCGTAGAGTGCGGCACTCTTCTCTACCGCACCCTCGGTGCCCAGCCCTTCAACTACACCGACGCCATTGATGCCCTTCCTAGCGCAATTCATGCCTTTGGTGGTCCTCAGTCCGTCGCGGCGAACGGTTCCAATGGACAGAATCTCGCATTCATTGATGCATCTGGTCTATTTCAGAATGCAGGTGCTGCTGATAGCTCTGGCATTTATTACAACCAGATGTGGAATGTACCTGCCAGCGGTCCTCAAGGAGACGTGCCCAACCTCTCGGGACTCTACTCGGCAGCCTTCGGTAGTTCCACGAACCTTAACAACAACGTTCTTGACAACGGTGGACTTGAGTCGTATGTATCGGATGCAGGTACGTTCGTCTTGTCGGAGACCGCTCTCAACCTCCATTGTTGGGGCGAGAACCCTGTAGTCACTGCCAAGCTTCAGTTGAACGGTCAGGACCGCTTCTCAGAGCGTGAAGGCAGCTACTTTGACCTTGTCCAGCCTTTCCATTCGCACACACGCAACCCCGACACCGGTATCAATGTATACTCGTTTGCTCTACGCCCCGAAGAGCACCAGCCTTCCGGCACATGCAACTTCTCGCGCATTGATAACGCAACCCTACAGCTCGTCCTCTCCAACGCCACAGTTGAGGGTACATCCACTGCCAAGGTCCGCGTCTATGCCACCAATTATAACGTTCTCCGTATCATGTCGGGAATGGGTGGCCTGGCGTACTCAAATTAGTCGTAGTGTATGGGATGGGTGGGACATACAAAGTGGGACATACAAAGTGGGACATACAAAGTGGGACATACAAAGTGGGACATACAAAGTGGGACATACAAGCGAGACATACAAAGTGGGACATACAAGCGAGACATACAAAGTGGGACATACAAAAACTATTTATGTTTTTCACAAATAGTTTTAGTAAAAAAATTATTATTTCTTTTTACGTTGTTCTGCAATTTTAATTGCATGTAATCGTTTATATTCTTCATCTCCATATCTTGCACGAAGTGATTCACGTTGTTTTTGTTTCCTCACACGTTCTTTTTCTTTTTTTTCTTCAGGATTTAATTTATTACCTTTAACTATTGTTCGTATTTCTTGATTATCTTGAATAACTTGATAGGTTTGAACATCTACATGTTTTTGGTAAATAAGTTTGCATTTCACAAAACTATTTATGTTTTTCACAAAACTATTTATGTTTTTCACAAATAGTTTTAGTAAAGTTCTATCTAAGATAACATGTAGATATTTTCTGTTTGGGATAACATCTTCAATACGACTTGGCATGCAACCGATAAAATAAAAGTAAAAATCACCGCATGTGTCATAGCCACTACAATACGCGACCCGCCAAAGGGCAACCGTACAATCACACCAGGAGTCAATAGAAAAAACAACAAAAATACAATTACTGCCATGACAGGATGAAACATTATATACTATGCTACTATAAAAATATTACATTACCATAAAATAATTGGTAATTTTATTACGAGCATTTAAATATTCATCAAATACAAGCTCTTTGACTTCACGGTCTCGCAAAGATTCATATTTACGATGAAACTCATCATCATCATGCTTTTCACGCAACTCATGCCGATCACGCTCAAACTTCTTAGCTCTTGTGTGAAACTCAGGCAGAGATTCTAATACCAAGGCAAATACCTGTTGCACCGGTTTCATAATCTGGTTCGTAATGTAGTGTTTATAATCGGGCTTTAAATTGTTTTGCTTAATATACTCGGGGGTCTCTATTTTGTCTCCTTGAAGTTTGGCGGTGGATTCGATGTAGACATAGGGGATTCGGTCACCGGGGCGTGGTTTATTTCCGCTGTCCCTCACTCCCATGCGGTCTGCAAGGACTTTGTGGGCAATTTGTTTGGGGTTTTTATAGCCAGACCGAAGTGATTTTGTAATCATCAACTTATCTAGCGGAACTCTTCCTTGCATGAGTTGACTTAAGCTGTCTTTCACAAACTCAACCGCCTTCACTACATCATTTCCTTTCATCAAAATGTCAATGACTCCTCCATATACATCTTTTACAATGGGGGCATTGTCGCGGCGTTTCAATACAATACCCATACTATTACGATAGCACGGTTTATCTGCTTCTTCATACAATATGCCAACATATCTCTTTTTAGAAAGAAGAATAAACGGAAGAAAGGTCTTTTCATATTCTAAATCATGAGGGGGTTTCAAAAACATGGTTGCCAACCTTCCGGCTTCCTTTGCCAACTCAATTGTAATGGGTAATGCTTCTTGTCCTACAATACGGGTTCCATCTAGTCTTGTTAAATTAAACTTAAAGAAAACAGAATCGGTATCTCCATAGACGTATTCAGCATGTGTCATTACCTTACCTCCGCAAGTGTCGCATTCCTTGTTCTTATACACCGTTTCTATCACTTGTTTGGCGTAAATCAATAACTTGCGTCCCACTGCAGTACATGAGGCGGCAACATCTTTGTCGTAAAAGGTGCTTGTTTTAGCACCACATTGTCCATAAAGTGAATTGGCTGTTAACTTATAGGCAAGTTGTCGTTTATCCAATATATTTTTCATAAACTCATCTTGTTGTTTTGAAATTAGTTTTTTAGTGGCAGTTCTGGCTGCCAACAACTCTTCTAATACGGCAGGCATAATGGCACGTCCTACTGGAAATTGGGCAAACCGACATACCTTATATCCACATTTTACTTTATTTGCTTTTCCTTTGGGTGTAGTGCGCAAATAGGTATAGGTATCATAGGTAACATTTAGATAGGTATATCCTGGAAGATTATCGTATAGAAATCCTTGTTTTCCTTTTTCACCTTTTTCTTCTATTAATTCTCCTTCTAAGTTGTATTCCTTGGTCCATACTTTGCTATCATGGGATAGTCCATCCGATATCATGGAAGATGGGTAAAGTGAACTGTAATCATTCACTGCAATAGGGTCTTCTGCATAGAAGTTACACTTGGGGTCTAATACAATTGCCCCTTCATATCCATCCTCTCCTTCTGTTTTATCTAATACAGGCATCAATACTCCCTTTTCGCGACATTTTTTTGCAATGAAACTAGTTAGTTTGATACCTTGACCTCGCATGACTAAGAATGAAATAGGAACACTGCAAATACTTGACATTTCAATGAATCCTGTCAATACGTCAATCTTATTGAAAAGATGATGCACCAAATTACAATCTTGTATACAATAGGCAGCAATGGTTCTACGGTCATCGTCTGTACCGTTGGCTAACCGAAATATATCTTGTGGCGATACATCATCCTTGGACAATCCCCATTTGACTTGTAGTTTCATATTTGGATTTACAATATTGTTCAATACAAAATGGTCGGATTGAACATCCATGACTTTGAACTTTTTACCTTGACGATAATAATTGGAAGAATGTGAAATTTCTTCAAATATCACATAATTGTTTTTTTCTAATCCTCGTAAGTTTTTACTATAGACCTTCGTCACATTATCTACATGTTCAATACGCTTTACCTTATCTCCAATAAAATAAGTAGATACTGAATCTAGTTTATACGATTCCAAGTTGTAATCACGCCGAAATAAATTATACAAATCTATCTGAACACGACCTATGGTCTTGAAATATTTTAAACAATGTTCTCCACTGGCAAGAAAGATAGAGGTTTCTTCAATCTTCCATTTATTTTTTTCTTCCTTTCCCGCCAGCTCCGTTGTGCGAGTAATGTCTAGAAACTCTTCTACACATTTGGTTTCTACGGCACGATGAAACATAAAATCTTCATCAAACCCAAAGATATTGTAACCAATCAAGATGTCAGGATTCTCGCGTTGTATTAGGTCTTTCCATGCCAACAATACCCCTTTTTCTTCTTGATAAGATTCTATGACAGCCCCTTCCAATGGACTACATCCGCCCAACACAATACAATGATTCAGGTAGGGAACAGATTCCCCATACTTCCAAAAGGTTGACCCAATAAACGTAACCTTATCTCCTTCCAAGGATGGAAATATAGTATCTAGACTCTTTTTTAATTCCATTAGTTTAGACTCTTTATCAAATACCTTATCCTGTAACATATCTAGCACCGTTTTATGCGAATCATAGGCTTTTACTTCATGTTCATCTTCTGAATCACTTTCATACTGAAATAACGGCACAGTAGAGGTATAGTCTTTTAATGGAGAAGATAACCATCTTCTACAGGCATCTTCTAACCATTCTTTTTCCACCGGTTTTTTTGGATAAACCAAATCGATTCCATATAACGTATCATATCCAAATGCAGTATACATACACTTCTCTAAAGAACATGGATATATCTCTAGTATTTGTTGGGCGACCTTTTTATAATCCTTGATGGGCACTGGAAAATCGCCGTGACTACTACTAGCTTCAATATCAAAACTACATACTTTATAAGGTACAAGTGTCTCTTTTTTAATGGCTACAATATCTTTGGCAGAAGTAATCACTTCATAGGTACAGGTGGTCGTCTTATCTTCTACTACTTTTACCGAGGTTGGAAGACGTATCCAGCCAGAAGGACTAATTTCTTTCACATGGAAAAAACGAAGAAGAGGTGGAATGTTTGCTTCATACAATGCAATACGGAGACCTTGATATATAAATCCAGAGGGTTTAAGACCCCAACGCTTTCCATCTTTGGTAGGAATATCTTCATACCAAAGGTTTTTAATCGTTTGAAAACTCTTCATACTTTGAAACTTTAAACATAAGAAGGAGTGCTCTTTCTGACCATCAAATCCATCTAACTTTTTACGTTGTACAAGAACACCTTCTATCTCATCCTTTATTTTAGATTGAAACATGTCTAACAATGCATATTTATTTGTTTTACTAAAACTTGAAGATACTTTACAATAAAAACATGGCTTATAGTCAGGTATGCATATAGAATACGTTTCACCGCATTCATTTATCCCAAACATCTGAATGGTAAATCCATCTTCTTGTGGAAGGTGAAAATCAAAAAGACGAACTTCAGGATGCATTTATATAATTTACGTGAGATACTATTAAATCAATTTTTATTGTGAGAATATATGGATACACATTTTTATGTATCCATAGATAAAATGATATATGGACTTCGTGAAGCTATACAAGAATGTGAATATGCATGTTATTGGGACATAGACCCCGAAGCTACGGAAGATGAGTATGAGATTCATCGTATCCAACTCTATGAAGACTACGATATTCTTGAGTTTATTGTATGGATGGACACCCCTTCCAACCGCTACTTATTACTATACAGTTGGTTTAGAGACCCACTAGATTTAGAATTGCATCTACAGATGGTTCAAACCCATCCATTTGAACCATACATCATATAATAAAATTAAAATACAACTTTATTTCATATACGTTATATAAAATGGAAGCTACAAGAGTGCTGTTTACAAACATGAAAAATCATGGTTCCGTGCCTTGGGTATTAAAAGATGCCTATTTTGTTGCCCCGTACATTCGTTCTGATGATTTAATGGCATTGTTTTCTAGAATTGAAGAGGTTCGTTTTAGTGAGTTTCTTACCTATTTGGAAAGCTGTAAACCTAAAAATGTAAACCTAACGTATGATACGTCCTGATTTTATATTTAGTTATTGGATATTTCTATGGTATATTTTTTACATGTTCAATATAACCTCCTTTAGCCCCAAGTTTGCCATTCTTCTTGGAATTATTGAGAATATTTTTACTTTAATCATTATCTATAAGGTAGGTATAAATACTATTTATTTTATAATAATGGCTCTATTACTTAAAGCAATTCCTTTATATACTATTCGTAAAGATACTATACGCGCACAAGATGTGCAGTTTACCTTTGGGTTATTTATTGTATATTTGATATGGTGTAGTATAAATCGCTTTAACATTATAGATGTATTTACACATGCGGTATATAAGCAAGATTTACCTGGGATGATTTTACTTCGTAGTCTAACACATAAATAGAATCTCTCAAAATATTTATGGGAGGACTACAGAATCTAGGGAATACATGTTTTCTCAATTCTATTTTACAAGTGTTGTTTTCATTGAAAGAATGGAATGGTCTATTGCAACCATGCACGCCTACTACCATTGACCTATTTATTGTAGAAGAATATCGTAAACTATATGTGATGGCACAACAGGAGGCGGTGTGTCCTCGTGGATTCATACATGCATTGCATACGACAGCCTTACATAAGAAGCGTGTTTCCTTTTTTCCAGGACAACAAGATGCCAGTGAATGTTTGCAATTTCTTATTGAATGTTTTCATGAAGCATATACAATACCTACCCCATTGTTTTATGGCGTAGTTACCTCTATCTTATGGCACGAAGGTGTTGCAGTATCTACGGTTCAGCAACCATTTTTTATGATTGAACTACCATTGATGGGTAATTCATTGGAAGAATGTCTGCAGCAGTATACGTCCATGGAACAACTAGAAGAACCGTGGTTTCAAGAAACCACTGGAAAATATATAAAGGTAGAGAAACAACTACAGTTCACCACACTTCCCTATTATTTGTCTATTGTATTGAAACGCTTTCGTAACAATCAAACCAAGGACAATAAACACATTTCTATTCCATTACAATTTGACAAGTATACATTAATTGGAGTTGTGTATCATCATGGGTCGTGTCACTCAGGACATTATACGTCTATGGTAAAAGACCCCTCTTGGAAACATTACGATGATTTAAATGTGCATGAAGTCCATCAACCTATCTTAGAAGATGCTTATCTATTAACTTTTAGAAAGAGCTGATGCAAATGCATCCATCGTAACGGCGGTTCTATCCGTCTGGGTATAATCGGAACGTTCGCCGCCCTTTTTGAAAAATACAATACTTGGATAAGCAGTTACGTTGGCTTGTTTTTTAAGTTCTTCCGTAACAGCATCCGTTTTTGAACCATCTATTGCTAAAGTAGCATAATCATGTTTCATAGCAACTAACTTATCCCATTCAGAATTCATGGCATCACAATGACCACATCCTGGAAAATAAAACCATACAAGCACATTCCCAGTTTCAATGGCAGATTTTACTTCGGAAGGTGAGGATGAAGTAAACCCTTCTTTCCGAACGAAGGCAACAACAATCAATATGCCTAATGTCAACATTGTCATGAAGGCTACAAATCGAATCATGCTTTTAAGACTGATGCTTTTACTTGCATACATTCGCATTATGATATATGCATAGATAAAAACCTATTTTATTTATCAAAAATGAATAAATATTCATTTTACTACATGAACAGGTCATTAAGGAACAACTACCTAGTATTCTTGGAAAAGTAGATACCTTGTATATCATGGTGTCCAATAACGTATATGTATCCTCAGTAGAGCCACTATCATGCATTACATGTTGCAGTCATGGTTCATTTCATGGTATATGGATTTTATTTCTATCATTTTTTAATCTCATTACTATACTATGAGTATCCCAGCATATAGCACTGCAACATACATTCCCATGTTCTTTGGAAAACCTGGTCCGTTCAATCCTGCTTCTTTAGGAGGGCTTTCCAAATATGTTGCTTATCCTGGTTCCTATCCTGGAAGTCGCGGAGCCCAACCTGGCGGGTTTCCAGGCATCTCACCCCCCGTTACCAATAGCACCCAGCAGGGCAATTCTAATGTAGCCCCTTTAGGTGAAGCCAGCCAAATTCCGTTAGACCGCGAAGTACTTCGTCGTGTATTTCCTGCATCCTCTACCTTCAATGACATCTATGTCATGACAGGACAGAATATAAATGACCCTACAGGTCCTACTGCACGCTGGGCACAAACCCCCTTTCGTATTGCAATGAATGCTGGCGACTTGTATTCCCGCCAATACATGCCTGGTGGTTCAAATCAAGTAAAAGGGTCGGTTGGTATTGGAAAATATAAAAACACCCGTGGTGCTAGTCAAGGAGGGGGCGTAAAAACGGGAAATGGTGCATCTGGAAACCAACATTACGTCTACGATTCGTCCGTCTACACCAAATACAAGCGTCTTGCAAATAAGAATAAAACCTACAACGACATTAGTTTTGGCGGTTCTAACAATGGTGCTTATGTCAGCCTTCTTGCTTCAAAACGGTATTAATAATATGCTGTAAAGATATGGACATTGAAGAAATTGTAGTCAACTTAAAAGTATTAGAAACGCTTGAAAAACATCAAAAATTAATTACCCGAGGTTCTTATCTCAACATTGAAACACGTTCTATTGTTCCACAAGCCATTCGCAGATGGAACCGACAAGATAGCCGACATGAAACCATACGTAAAATAAATACTGTCATTGATGCAGCAATCCATTGTTCTAGCACTTCTTTCAATATACATGAATATTTAAAGAAATCAATTGTTGGATTACAAAACTTAAAAGAAACCTATGCCACCTGCACTCAAACCTGTGCCCGTCTTGACATTTTGATTGATAAAGTAAATCACACAATTCAGTCCTAAGCTGGTGAGTGCTTACAGCACAAGTTGCAGCCAAATATTCGGTCCATGCGGTCTTTATAGGAGCGATACACCTGTGATTTAACATGGGCACAGTTTTTTGGAATACATGGTGTTGTCTGTACAAACTTACCAGATAGACTTATTAAGTTACATCCTTGTATAACTGCATTGATTCCAAGGTCTGTTTCTTTTTTTTTATTAATGGCAGCAATCGTTTTTTGTCGTAGTCGTTGGCTATAGGAGGAGGAGCAGTAAATAGGTTGAGAAATCTCCATAGTATAGAAGAATATTATTTACCATCTACCTCCTTTTTTTACATTAATTTTCTGAATACTCTTTTTTCTTGTATTGTCAGGGTCGTAGACATCATCTTCATCGTCGGACTGAATGTCTTTCGACAATTCCCAAAACTCTTTAGACCCTAATTTAAAATTACTATGGGCTTCTGCTTTATACCAGAAGATTTGGTCAGTAAGTTTGTTACTTTTAGAATTATTATTGATGACTAAACACTCATAGTTTTCTGTGCATTGGTCCATGACTTGGCAAAAGGATTCAAAAGTAGGGAACATACCCGCATAATTTTCATAAATACGCTTACGATTTGCAATGTAAGGTTCGCGAAGAATAAATACATAATCAATGTTCGTTCTTAAATTGGGAGGAATACCTAATGGATATTGCATAGTAATCACCAACATGATTTTCCAATGTCGCCCATTCATAAATAGCAATCGCATCAACTTATCTTTGGTCCATCCTGCATCATACAAACAATCATCTAAAATAACAAAGGTACGCGGGTCAATACTGGATTTTTTATACGTTTCTACTTCTTTTAACATCTGTTTTAAACATGTTTTTTGTCTTTTTAAAATATTCTCAATGATAGCACTATTGTATTCACTGTGGATAAATAATTTAGGCACATGCGTTTTATAAAATCCATTACCATCTTCTGTTCCAGATATGACAGTTCCAATAGGAATGTCTTGCTGATAAAACAACAAATCACGAACTAAAAAACTTTTACCCGTATCACGCCTACCAATTAATACAATCACAGGACCCTTATTTTCATGAGGTTTAAAC